AGCACGCCGATCACCACAATGGCCGTGATGTATTTCAGCCCGTCCTTACCAATGGCTTTACCGGCTACGTCCTTGGCAGACGACTGCGCTTCAAGCCGTTGCAACTCGGCCTGTATTTGCACTTTTAGCAACTGGATGTCGGTAACGTCGTTCATTTTTAACCTTTAACTAAAGAACAGTATTGTTAATAGTGCTGCAAACAGTACGCTTACGCAGGCAATTACTTTTAAATTAGCGCGAGTCCGCACCCATGCCGCCCACATCACTTGTCGGCCTTTTCGTCCAACTTGTCCCAGATGCGGGTCAGGATTTGCTCAATACGCTCTAAGGCGGACTTGTAATCATCGCGGCGCACGAACTGGTGCATCATCTCTTTGTGGTCGCGCTGAAGGTTCTCCAGGCTCGTCGTAATCGAGCGCAAGGTCCAACCGCCAAACGCTGCTGCAACTGCCACCGCAATGTTAAAAGCCGCCTGATAGTCCACGTCACTTCTCCAAACTTAACTTAAGTGCGCCTTGCAGCATGACTACCTCGCTAGGGCGTTACGGTTTTGCTCTTCCCTTCTCAACTTGTTCCGATCTTCTCTGCTAATAGCAGCCGGAACTTGCGGTGTGATGGCAAGGGCAGGTGGGAACTTATAAGGGGAAAACAACGCCTCTCCAACCGCGCCACGCTGATAAGCCTTGCGCCGAGTTCCAAATACACTAACTCGTTCCTCAAGCGCGTTACCAAGTGCGCGAGCGGCAGTATTAGAGTTAAGCAATTCAACGGCCAAGTCAGCCGCTTGTTTGGTGTCTAACTTGCCTTTTAGTCGAGCAATGATCCAGTTAGCAAGCATAACGTTGCTGTCCAAGAACGGAGGCAACTCACGGTCTTGCGCGACAATCTTGCCGGGACCAACTCCGCTTGATCGAGATGCGTCGTTTACAAGTTTTACAAAGGCACGCTGGTCATTTAGCGTGCGATTAATCTCGTCAACAACTTGACGCACAGCCGGTTCATCAAGCGCAGCAGCCGTTACGGTTCTTGCTGATTGCTCTGGCGTTGCCGTCAAGCCAGCAGTTTTTTCCGCAACATAGCGTGTCAGGTCTTCCAACCTAGATCGACGCCCTTCAACGCTTGTGGCGACCTTGCCAAACTTGTTCAATTCGGCGCGGATGCCCATGCCAGCGTTGTCTAATATGCCAAGCGCAGCGGCGTGGTCGCGCATAAACTTTTCGTGGTCTTCAGGCGCTATCTTCGCGCCCTTAACAACTTTTTGTTTATACAAGTCCAAGATGCCAGCCTTAGTGGCTGCCATAGCCTTCTTGTTATCGCCCAGTGCAAGCACAAATCGACGGGCATTGTCTGGGTCGGCGGGGTTAATAATGGTGGCAACGACTTTAGCCGGAGCGACCATTTGCACGCCGGTAGCGCCTTCTCGCTCAAGGTTAGCGACCCACCCTTCTCTAAACGGCGTTGCAATTCGAGTCTGATATAAATTAAGGGCTTCTTTGTAAAGCAAATTGGCTTTTTCAGGTACGCCCGCCTTGATTGACTCGTCTACCGCGCTACGCAACTTATACAAATTTGACAGCGTTTTGACGGATTCGCTGTCGGTCTTACCCAACAACTTAGCAACGTCCATGTTGATAGCCTTAATAATGCTATCAGCGCCTTCAAGGGTAACTTGAGGCGGAACTGGTCGCGCAGGCGGACGCTCGCCACCTACGCTGCCAAATCCTGCGTCAACATCTCTCGGCATCGTAAACTTGTATTCGCTAAGGATTTGAGATGTTTTCTCAGCCAAACCCGGATTCAATCGAGTCAGCGGATCGGACTCAATCTGCCGTGCAGCAATAATTACTGGCTCAATGCTGAACGAATCTGGGGCGGCATTAAATGCAGCCTCATAAGCAGGGCGCACCACTTCACGACGCACCTTCTCAATTTCTTTTTCACGGGCAACAGTAATTTGACGGCCCATGCGGGGCTGATCAGCGCCCGGAACTCCGCGAGGCAGTATGATTGCTTGCGATTCTAAACGACCTGTTTCGTTAGCCAGTCGGCGGTTTACATCCGCCAATTCGTTTTCCATACGCTGATTAATCGCCGTATCACGAGCGCGATACATGTCAGAGACATTCGGCTTGGCGTATCGAGTGGTTGCTAGTAACGAGGCAAAGGAAGAGTTGTTTGTGCGAACAGCAACCTGCTCTGGCGTCATGCCAGATTCAAGCATGTCGATTGCGGCTTGCAACCTCATGGGGTCGTTATTAAATGACTCCAGCAATGCTCTTGATCGAACGCGCTCTAATCCACTCTTAGAAAGCGGCTCGGTCAGGGAATACAACTTCTGGCCTATAGCCTTGGTTCCGGCTGCTGCCATACTCGGAATCATGCTGCCGCCCAAACCGGCAAGAAGTTGTGCGTATTCGTTTCCGCCAATATCGGCCACATAGGCCGTTGAAGCGCCACCAGAAAGCGCAGCCAAGGTTTGCACCCCCGGATCTTTTGCCATTGCTGACAAAACATTCTGCGTGGTTCCCGGCCCAACAGGGGCTTGCTGAGATTTACCAAGCATTGTCAGCAAGTAATTCTCAACCGCGTTTGCCGGTTGGCGAAATTCAATTTGCCTTGCAAGGTCAGACGTTAAATCTGCTGCTGGTCGAACACCGCTGGCGATTGTTTCCAGCGCACGCGGGGTGGCCGCGCCGGGAACTCCAAACTCCGCAACTGTGCGGAGAGCCCGGCTGCCGCGACTGGTTGGCTCGCTAATTATTTCGTCGCCATACAGTTCACGGATCGCTTGAGACGGCGACTTCATTCCAAGTACGGTTGAAGCAATGTCTCCAATAAGCAAACCGCCCGTAGCAGCGGCGGACATAAGCGGACCACCAGCCAAAAAACCAGCGCCACCTACCGTGGCATACGGAGCAATCGCAGGATTGATTACCTCACGAGCAATCTGTGCCGCACTACTAACAACGCGCTGCGGGAAAGTTTCTTCAGGAACATAATCCTCAAATTTATCAAACGGGTCCGTTTCCGGCGCATCTGCAAATTTTGCAAACGGGTCGTCTTTTTCAACCTTGCTTGGTTGTGCCATTAACGCACCTTTCGTTTGCCATTAGGTGTAATAAACACCGTACCCGGAGGCAGATTCTCCGCCTCCTCAACGGTTTTTACTCTAATTGGGTTAGCAGCGCTTTGTGCAGCGCTTTCTCGGTCGGCGTATTTTTTCATCTCAGGGCGATCAAACAATGACTTGCTTCCGGGGCCGTCTCGCCATGCTTGCGCCGCGCCTCGATAAGTTCCATTCTCTGCTTCCCAATCGTCATAAAACTTGAGTTGCTCATTGTCTTGAGCAATAACAGCCTTTTCCAAATCAATTAGGAATTTATTGGAATCGGTCAACTTTCGGTAACTTGCCCAAGTATCTTCAGCGCGCTGGGCGTCACCTTCGGTTTGGGTGCCAGCCTGCTGACTCAACTTAAACAAGATTCTGTCTTTAACAGCAACGGCAAACGCATCCGCGCTCTGAACCTTCTCGGCTGCTTCAACATCTGCAAGGCCAAGCGAAACAAGAACTCGACGAGCCTCTGTAGTGGCTTCAGCGCCAAATCCAGTTTCAAATTTATTCAATGCACTAGCGGCTCGCTGGAGGCTTGGCAGTGTTCTGCGCCCTTGTACCGCTCTGTCTCGAATGGTGTCGTACTCTTTAACGCGACTCTTTGCCTTTTCAACTTCTTCGGCAGTATCGCCCTTTTCAACCGTTGTAATGTTTTGCGGTCTATTTGGGGACTCTGTAACTGTGCGTTGACTACCCGGCACGGTTTCAGCCTTGCCCGGATATAGGCTCGGCATTGAAATAACTTCTTTAGTGGCACCCAAATCCATGGTGACAAAGTTTCTTGCCATGGCCTTTTCCAAGCCAAGTGCAGATTGGGCAATTAACTGATCCAATCCTCCGGGTTGTTGCAGCGCAGCCTGAATCCTTGCATCGGCTTGGCTTTTATCAAGACCAATGCGCTTAAAATATCGTTGCAGCACTGGGTTTGTATGCTGCATCTCATGCCACTGAACATAAGCATTCGCTTTTTGGTCAGGCGGCAATGCGCTGATGCCCTCAAGCATCCTTCTGGACAAATCCATTTCCGCGCCAACTAACGTATTTTCTTCTTTTTGCCCAGTGGTCATCGCATTTTGGGCTTCTTGCAACTCTTTGGCCTTTTTAAAAAGGCCTGCTTGCATTAACACATCTGGGGTCAACGCAACGCCACCCGGCTGCCGTGACGCAGAAACCAGTTGGTTAAATCCTTGCGCCTCACGAGCAGCCAATTCATTAGCAGCAATCTCAGACTGAGCCTGCTTCATAGCCAGCGCATTACGGGCAAACGTCATCGGGTTTTCGATCTGAATACCCGGCAGTTGAGCGGTTACGATCTGTGGGTTAATAGGCATACATCACCCCTGACCCGCTTGCGGATATGCGCGGTTCAACCAGTTCAACCCTTGGTTGTAATTCACATATTGGCCGATAGCGTTTTGCAGCGCACTGCCCATGCCAAGATAGCCAGATGCTCTTGCGGCGCCGCCAGCCATTAACAAGTTACCGACGTTTTCGCCGTATTGACCCGCTTGATTTGAAACTTGCTGAGTCGCAGTTTGACCGGCGCCATACAAACTACCAAGGGCGCCGAGGCGTGTGCCTAATTGGGATTGAGCGCGGTTAAACGCGTTCGTGTATTCCTGCGAGGCCAAGTCCTGACCGAAACGCTGTGCGCCTTTAAGCATGGAACCAGACAACAAACCACCGCGAGCAGCAGCAGATCGCTCTAACGCCTTCTGACCTTCCGACAAGCGGAACGCGTAACCGGGGTCCATCTGCAAGTCTTCCGGTCGATAGCCGCGAGTCAGCATCCCGTAATCAGCAGCCGTTTCATCACCGCCAATACCAAGCAAACGCATCAGTTCGTTTTGCGAAGTAATGCCTGCTTTGCGGAACGGTTCTGCCAGTTCCTTTTGCTCAAGGAAAATTTCCTTTTGCACTTCGGCAGCGCGGTCTGATGCTCGTTCTTGAGCCTTACCGGCTTGACGTGAAGAATACGCGCCAACGGCTGCGCTAGTGGCTATGGCTGCGGCGATCCAAGTCATGGCAATGCCTCATTAGGTTTCTCAATCTGAGGTTTCTTCAGATTGTTGTGTGCGTCAAACAATGCTGCCTCTTCCGGCTCAATTAACTCAGCCTCAATGTCATCTAGGTCGGTTTTATCCGTCTGGTGGACGGTTATACCAACAGCGTCAGTTAAGGCCAACGTAACACGTTTTGTTCCCGGTTTTGATTCTACAACGTCCCCGGCTCTGAGCAATCTCATACCAGTCTCAGTCCAAGCAATTATTTCCCCGGCAGCGCAGAGGAAAAAATGGTCTTTCTTGTGGACCTTTCCCACAATCAGCGTCCCGGCAGGCCGAAACACTTTGCGGCAGTACATGCCGCTAGAAAAGTAATGCTCCGTAGCCAATTCGGCTTGGGGCAACTTGATGGCTTCGTCCTGAAGCCGCTCAATTTGCTCCCGAGTAGGGATCTGAATTGGCAGGTCTAGTTCGGTCACGACACTTCCCGACCAGAGGATCGGATGTTGATAGCCGAGGCGGTACCGGCAATCGTGGAGATAAATCCACCCGGTTGCAGCACATGGCCGACCAATTCAGGGAACGTATACGTCTCCGAGGGCAGCAGGGTCTTGTTCTTGATGATCAAGTTCTGGTTGCCCGACGCGTCAAACTGCGTCACGAGGTTGACCGACAGGGTAGCCGCCGATGCGCTGTAATTCGTGGCCGTGAACTTGTCGATAATGGTCGAGACGTTCGTGGCCACGTATTGTGTTGTTTGGGTATTTTCTGCAATTTTTGCAGGAATTAATACTTTAACGTTAACAGCCATAAAAAATTCCTTTAAACATGTGCCCAGACTGTTCGTCTGATGACTTGATCAATTAGGCTGGCGGATACTTGATACTTCTTGGCTAACGCAATTACGCCGGTTTGACGGCTTTTGGGCTTGTATTGGCTTCTAATGCAAATAACGTCTTGTTCAGTTAATCGAGCATTTCCGTTCTTACTGCCTCGCGCATCCCTGTTTCTTTCATGGCGATCACGAGTGTTATCAGCGTTTGTTCCAATTTCTAAGTGATTTGGATTAATGCAAGCAGGATTGTCGCACTTGTGGCGCACACAAAGCCCTTTAATTGACTCCAACGGCACTTGATTTGCTTCGCAGTAAGCAAGCCGATGTGCCTTTAGAAGTTTTTTGCCTCTGTGGACAATTCCATATCCATCTCGGCTTTTGAAGCCAATCCAATCAAAGCAGCCAGTCTGCGTGTTCTCGGCAATCTTGGCCGGGATTAGGACTTTTACGTTAACTGCCATGTGTCACCTAAAAGGTAAATACCATTCGGACGCGGCCATTGACGCCAGCCTTGCCCGGATCGCCGCCCTCTACCGGATCGCCACCGTCACCGCCAGCGCCACCGACAAGGCTGCCCACACCGGCAATCGGCGTAGCACCCGGCTGCGTGAAGGCTGCGCCACCGTTACCGTTCGTATTGGTCGTATTGCCGCCTGACGCCGTTCCGCCAGCACCCTGCTGACTGCCGAATATGCCGATGCCGCCATAACCGCCGAAGCCGCCCGTACAGATCATTTCAGGCAGGGCATAGGTTCCGGCATAGGCCACAGACTGACCGCCTGCACCGCCTACAGCGTCGCCTACAGTGCCGCCTTGACCAGCCTCACCGACAGTGTACAGAATCGTTTTACCGGCGTCTGGGGCAGTTAGCACCAGCACGGTCTTGGAGTAAGCACCTCCACCACCACCGCCGCCGGGGTTCTCTTGCGGCTCGTACAGGAACTCGCCAAATATCTGGGTAACAGTACCGTAGCCACCGCCACCGCCCGCACCCCATACCTCAATGGTGACGCCCGTCGCACTGGCAGGAATCGTGACGCTGCCCGACCCGGACGATGCGTCGAATACACCGGCACCGGCTCCCCCCGTCGTGCCTGCAATCGCCGCTGCTAAGGTAGCGCCGCCCATTAGGTCAATCCCGCTCCGCTGATCAGCCAAGAAGTGCTGCCAATCTTGACGCAGGTAGCCAAGCCGTTACGAGCCAACGTGCGCGTGCCGGTCGTGGTGCTGTTCGCCAGAGTCAGCGTGTCAGTCGTAATGGAAATCGACAACGCGCTGGTATTGACGTTGACGATAATAATCACGGTGCCCACTGGGAACGCGACCGCCGAGTTAGCCGGAATGGTCAGCGTCAGGCTGGTGCCATTCATCAAAATGGACTTGCCGCGATCTGCCAGCACTAACTGATAGTTAGCCGTCTTAGATACCTGCGGGGCTTCTCGATAGCCGACCGCATAGTTGGCGCTAACCGTATCGTTGTCTGGGATTAGCGGCGTGCCCGTAAACGTGGGCGAGGCAATCGGCGCATAGGTCGCCGCAGCGGTCGCTGCCGTAATGCTGTCCGTAATGCCGTAACCCGCCAGCGTCGTCGGCGTGCCGGTAATGGTTGACCACGCCACGCTTTCGGTGGAGATGTCATTAACGCCCGCAATATCGTCGTACTCACCAATCTGAACGTCGTTAGAGTCAGTCAGCACGAAACGATATTTAACGCCTTCCGCCAGCCACATGTCCTCGGGCAGTCGTCCGCCAGAGTCAAGGATGATGGGGTTAGCGTTAGTCGTCGTGCCGCTAATAGACGTATACGTCGCTCGCGGGGTAGTAGTGCCAGCGTCGTAGGTGTAGATCTTTCCGCCCGACAGCACGGCGCCGTCGTCGGTAAAGAACTGCGCCCCGGCTCCTGCGAAGGCTGAAAGGTAAACGGTCATACGTACACCTGCATAACAGTCAAAATGATGGAAGGAATGGCCGGAACGGGAGCGGCAGCCGCAAAGTTTTGCAACTGCACGTCTAGTGCATCCACGGAAAAGTACAACTGAAAGTAATCGCCGTTAGACAACGGCAAGAAAAAGTTAGCGGCAGAGAAGATTTCGGCATTGTTGCCTTGAATCTGAATCAGTGACGCAGAGTTGGCTACGTTAGTGCCGTTGATAGCAGGCCAAATATACAGTCGCCCCGTACCGCCCGAAGTCTTGTCTACCTGAATAGAAAACTGGACGTTGTAGATAGCGGGTCGAGTAACTTTAATCTTGCTGCTATCGGCTGGGTCACGGTAAACGCCATACGCGGGATCAGCGTTGTTGTACGTGATGGCATACGCTGTATTGATGACGGCTGCTGCTTGCGTCTGCGTTGAGTAAAACGACCCGTAGTTGATAAGACCAGGCTCAAACCGAGGTGGGCCTTTTTGCAGATCGTCTATCTGGCCTTTAACAACCGCCATTTCGTCTTCAACGTTAGCGGCCAACGAAGGCGTCAACTCAAGGTCAGCAATGGTGGTTTGCGTAGTGCCACCGCCCGTTAACTGGTACTGGTTGTTAAGAAACCGAAACCACTCACGCGAAATCTGGCCGGTGCGCTCGTCAATAAACGGCACACGCGGAGCAGGGATTTGCGTGATGTTCTGGGTCACGACGCTGTACCGCTAATCTGCAACTCAGCGCCCATAATGGCGACCTTAACCGGATCGGTGCCGCTAATTTCGTACACACGGTCACGCAGTTTGGTCGTCATGCCGAGGCGACGGAAGATGGCGCGAGTGCCGTATTGGCCGATACGCCCCATAGATACCTGGCGCTCGCCGTTCCAAGTGTGGCCGCCGTCATCCGACCAACGCAGCATCAACTGCGGGTCAGCGCCAGTGGTGTAATCCACGTCCAAAATAATGTCTTGGCCGATTTCGGTTTGCAGGATTTGCGACAATTCGCTGCCCAAAAACTGCTGGTCAGTGAACG